GAGATTTGTATACTTGATTGTGAAATGTTTTATATTCAAAATAAAGTAAATTTATATAATTACCTTGCGACTCGTCTTGAGGGTAAAAATTATATCTATCGTAATTAGGTGATTGGTATTTATCTTCAATGTCCTTTATCTGATCTTCAGTAAGATTTGGATATTGTTTTTTAAGCTCAGCTACGGTAGTTCTTCTTACTTCACCCACGTAGTACAAGTCTTCAAAATAAGGAGACTCGCTGTAAGAATACACTATATTAGAAGGATCAACGTATTCTATTTTAATACCTTCAGCTGTATTGAAGCTGTTCTTGACACACGCTATACCTAAAACAGTAAGATCGTAGTCTAATCTTTTTTTAGTATACTGATATTTATTTAAACTTAAAACATTATCAAGAGCTTCTTCTTCAGCTATTTCTATAGATTGTTTATAGTTAAGCTGCATGTGAACTGACAACTCTTCTTCATCTTCAGGAAGATTAGTAGGATCGTTCTTAAAAGTGTTTATACCTGCTTGCTGTATTGCGTTTTGTTTAAAATCTTTAAACCGCATATCTTCAAGCATATCTTCTATATACTTAGTTCTTTGCTCTGCAGCTAATAAGTCTTGTGAAAAAGCTTTTACTTTAAATAATCTTTCGCTAATACCGTTCACTACTATATCTACAAACTTAGGTATAATAGGTACAGGTTTCCAGTCTAAATTTAAATAAGACAAATCACCGTTTATAGATAATTCATCTTTATATTTTTGAACAGACTGCTCGCCTCTAGCGTATAGCCTTAGCTCGTGGAAACGGTTTTTAGTATCGTAATAACGAGAGCTACCATTATCTTTTTTAAACCACTCTGATTCTATAGCGCGTGCAACTTGCAGCCCATAGTCTAAACTAGACTTTTCCTTATCAGGAATTGTATTGCTAGGAAAGCTAGATTTCTTTTGTGTTTTTACCATTATTAGATAAGTTTTGATGATATGCCTTTGTTGTCGTATTTAGCAAAACCAAAATTTATATTTGTTTTAGTTTTTTTAGGTTTAGGTGTGTATAAATGTCTATTACAAGCCATTATAGCTAAGCCTGAGCTAATAGCAGCATCAAACTTTGTACGTTTATTTATATCAAATTTTGCCCAATCATTAAGTGTTGTATTAAATATTATATTACCATACTGGCCATCTTCAATATGACCAACGTGTTGTGATATGTAACTTTCTATAGCAGCAGCGTGAGCTTGCCGTATGTCTTCAGAAGAGTTAGGTATACCACCTATTTCTCTTTCAGCTGAGGATAGTTTATTCCAAACTTTATCAGGTCTGTTCATTGAATAACCTCTGTACCCTCTTCGCTTTAAATAATATAATAATCTAGGTTTGTTATTTTCTGCTAGCATTGGCATTCCGTAAAACACTAAAGCCATCAACACATCTTCAAAAAATATTTCAGCTGTTTGAGGTCTTGCTAAGTATTCTAAAAAAAATGTGTTTGGAGGAGCATCTTCCATGCTGAATTTAGTCAAACCGTGTAAAGCTCCTTTAGATCCTTTACCATCAACAGTTCCAGATATATCATACGAGTCACAACCAAAAGCTCCTATATGCTCATTACCTGGGTACTTAATCCCACCTTTTATTATAAATTTATTTTGCAACTTTACCTTAGGCACCCAAGACAAGTTGAATCTACCGTTATTGTTATCAGGTATAAACAAAACTCTTGAGTCTTTAATACCATTTTCCCATTGAAAATTACCTTTTATAGGTTTAGCAATAGCTTCGTTGTAATCTATTTGCTCGTATATTTTAACTAAATTAAATATACTATTTTTTGTTTCGTCTCTGAAAGCATGTTCTTCAGTTCTGGGAAACTGACGGTAATATTCATTTAAAGCGTCTTGATCATCTTTAAGACCATCCGCTTCATTTTGCCAATGTTCTATTACACCTACGTCTATAGTCTCGCCATAAGGCCCTTCTGTTGGTTTGGAAGGCGTGTCGAATACAGGTACTCCATAAGCATCAATGAATCCCTCGTAGTTCCATTCCATAGGTATGAACAGAGAATATAATCCTGAGCTAGTCTGTCCATTTCTGTTTCTTTTTGTAACGTCTGAGGCATAGTATAATTTTTTAAAGTTTTCACCACCTTTGTCAAGCGAGTTGCTAGTTGATCCCATCATACACTTACCTATAATACGACTACCTAGTCTAAGCGTTGTTTTAGTGACACGCCAGTTATTTAAAATATTATCTGGTCTTTCCCACTTACCGCTTTCGTCGTGCACTAGCAGCTTTAACTTTTCACCGTCATAGCTGTTGTCACCTGTATTTTTCCAGTCAATAGTTGTATCAAGACCTTCCAACTCTTCGCGTTGTTGCCCTGACTCTATAGACTTTCTTGTTAGTTTTGACGCTGGTACTCTATATGCTAGTTCTGTTTTAGGACGATCCATACCATCCTGTATTGGTTTAAAGAAAAACGGATAGTTAACAGATATTGGTACTACTTTGTCGGTAAACATTTTTTTAGCATCAGCCCCTGATTTTGATAATACACCGAATCTAGCGTCGCTTGATATTGTTGCAAGGTTAACAGTTTCCCCCGATGCCATGAAACTAAACCCAGACCTTCTGTTTTTGAGGTAGCACATACCATAGCATCTTGTGTCTGCTTTACAAGCTTCCCAGAAAATAAAGAAAAGTCTGTTTGCTTCCCTAAAATCTGGTGCCCCAACATCAATCTTGGCCCACTGCAAGTACATATAGTTAGTACCAGTAATGTAAGTAGCCACGCTTTTATTATAGAACCAATGGCCTTCTTCGCGTCTTCTGAATTCTTCATCTATGTATGGTTCCCATTTTTCTTGAAATTCTTGAGGATAATTTTTCCAATCAAATATGGTTTTTATTTTACTTAACTCTTTTGGGTATTGAGATTTAATCCATTTGTTTTCGCCTTTAACTAATTTAGTTGGAGCTGGCGGTAATGCTATTTTAAGGTTTTGTATTTCATAAACTTCACCTATAACACCTGTTTTACTTATAACAACAATATCCTCTTCTTTGTTATAACCATACTTCCAGCGTTTAGCTTTATTAAAACGCTTTAGCTTGTTTATTTTAATAGGCTCTATAACCTTATACAATGTTTGCTGATACATTACTTACTTCTTTTTTCAGCAAAGCCTTTAAACGCTTCTTTTTTATTTTCAAGCGGTTTATTTTCTAGCAAAGCTTTTTCTTGCTCTATCCTATTTAATATTTCAAAAGCGTCGAATATAGCTAGTTTTTTAGTAGCAGCAGCGTTTTTAAGCCTATCTGCAGACACGTCTTCTTCTGTATCTACTATATCTTCTTTAGCTACTTTTATAAGTTCATCAACCGCTTTGTAGCCAGCTTCTATTATATTCTTTTTCTTTTGCTTCGGGTTCATATTTAATTGTAATAAAATTGTTTTTAACCCTATAAAACTTTTCTTCGTTAATTAAAAACTCATACTCAGCAATAGGGTTGTAACCTATAACGTCACCTTTATCATATACATCTGAATACTCTACCACGCCTAAACTTTCTCTTATAGGCTTTACAAAAGTGTAGCCAGGTAAAGCGTTCCAATTAACTATGCGTTTATATGCGTATATTTGATCTATAGTAACTTTATACAAACCTTCTTTAACGTAGCTAGCGCTATTACGCTCTTTACCCCTAGCGTCGTGCCATCTTCTAAATACGTTATGGTGTATTATAACTTCGTCATCTAATTCAATAACGCTATTAAACTCTGAAGGCAAACCAACAACAACAGCTTCTCTGCTTACGTATTGATGATTAAATATTTCAGTGTTTAATATTAATTCTTTATCACCTATTTTTTTAACGTTATTGTATCTTTCTTCTTTAGGTTTAACTAAAAAATAAAAAGTACCTTTCATTAGTATTCTAGGTTGTACTCGACTGAAACAGCCATGTTCTTATTAAAATCTTTCCAAGGTAAAACTTCTTTTCCTTTAGAAATATAAACAGTGTATTTATTATCTTCCTCAACTATATCACAAATAGTATGCCCTCCGTAGACCTCTTGACCTACGGAGTAATGCATAGCTTCATTTTTATAGTCTCTCCCGATACTAATCTTTCTTATCAGATTCATCTTCGTCCGGAATTGCTACGTAAGTTCCATCTTGAATGTTTACAGATACTTTTCCGTATTCTTCTTCAAGTTCTTTTTGGAACGTTTGTAATTGTGATTGGATGTCAGCGGTTTGGTGCAATAGCCCGTGCTTTTCTGTTTCAAGCTGGCCTAATCGCATTTGTGCTTGGTTTAAGGTTTGTACGAACCCTTGCAATTGTTTTAATTGCTCTTCTGTAATTTTTGCGTCGTTAGACATAATTTAATTTAATTTAATTGTTAATAATAATTATTCTGCAGTTGGTAACTGCTTGGTTACACTAGTAGGTGTAATTTTTTCTACAAGCTGAGCATCTAAGTTTACTTTGATTGATTCAACATCTAAGTCACTTGCTTCAAGCCACGCTTCTACGATTGTTTGCGTAAGATCTTCAAAAGCAGTAAAGTCTTCAGCATCTGGCGCTGCTATTGTTTGTGTTCCAATAGAGTTTGCTGTATACACGTTTGCATCTGCATCATTTTGATCAGACGTGGCTGTAAGACCCCAGTGTATGTTATATACCACATCAGTAAGACCATCTTGAGACGGGTATGTATCTAAAGCGTTAATGCTCCAAGAATATGTATTTGCCATTTTTGTTTTTTGTTTTATTAATTTATATATAATTGCATAATGTTATTATTACACAATAGTTTATGTTTTTATTTAATAGAGTATTTGCTTTTTTTCATGGCCTACTATTACGGAAGTATCAATATTTATATCATACCCGGCTTCTGCAGCTTTGTAACAAAAATATTCATCTTCAGCCACATACCTAGAATAACCTTCTTCATCTAATAAAGTGACGTCGTGATAAGGATATTCTATTTTGTCGTATACTTCCTTCTTAACAAGCATCCAACCCATGCCAGCAAATTTAGCTTTAATAACGCTGCCATTAGCTTTTTCTATAGTTTTTTTATTTGCCCAGCAACAATTAATTTTAGCCGTGTAAGTTCCTTCTTGCTGCCATCTATAAAGCCCTGATACTATTGGCAAGTCTCTATCAAGTAAAGATTTAAAATGTTCGGGCTCAAAAACCATATCACTATCAATCCACATTATGTGCGTGTAATCTACCTGGTTATCAAAAGGCTTTTTAAGTTTTGTTTTTTGAGCTTCACTTATTCCTAACACATTGTCTCTTGAAGCAGAAATAATAGGAACATAATTAGAAGATAACAAATAACTTATATTATTTTTTAAAAGCCAATTACTTAGTTCTGTCCATTTTAATAAAAAGTTAACACTAAAATTATTGCCAGGTATACAAAATATTATTTTTTTCATTTAATTTATAATTATTGCAAACAGCTCTCGAAGCTTGCTATTATATGAGGCTGGGACACGTGTGTTCTATTTAAATTATGCGTAGCAAAAATACCCGATACAGATGCTGAACTTGATATAGCTTTCCAACCGTTATAAGCTCCGTGCGCGTCAGAATTATCTGATTGTCTATAAACTGTTTCTCCATTTATTATAGAGTTGTTATTAACGTAAACTGCATACCAATAAGCTGTGGGGATTTGACTTGCAGTGGCATTGCATGCATCATTACTGCTGCCAAAACCAGTATATTCTTGCCCGTTATCTTCTCTATAATTGTGTATATAAAACTGTGTTATAGTACCACCTGACGCGGCAGATACTACTTCTACATGAAAACATAAAGTGCCTATGGTTGACCCGTATCTTGCCATTTTCCACTCAACTTTTGCGCGCTCTGAGTCTTCAACCGTAATTTGGGGTGATCTAAGCCAAAAGTTTTTATTAGAATAGCCTGGGCTACTAGTTTCTGCATACACGTAAAAACTACCAGAATCAGCAAATGTTAAGCCAGTTCCACCAGAACCTGTACCTCCTGAATCTCTATTCCACCTAAGAGCGCTAGTGCCTGTTGTTAAATTACTAAAAGACACAGACCCATAACTAGCAGTATCTGTAGTAGAAGTTTGAAATAATTCAGTACTAGAATCAAAATCATAAGTAAGGTTTGGAAATCCATCAGATTGCCCAGCGCCTTCAGTTACTTTTATAGTGTCAATTTGTATATCACCTGTATAGCTACTCCCCGAAACATAATGCCAAACAAGTCTAATGGTGTCGCCTCTATAAGCCGTTAAATCAACTTGGCAAAGCTCATATGAATTAGTTGTATATTGTCCTGTTCTTGTAAACAAACAATCGCTAAGACCAAGGCCATAATTATACCATTCAGATAAAGCGTGAGGGGCAGCTTGGTTAACACCGCCAGCTTCACCCAACTTAAATAAACTACCGGTTTGCGGAGTTGTTCCTCCTGCAAGATTTGAATTATCAGTACTTGATATTCTACCTAACTCTGCGTTTATTTGAGAAACTTTAATTTCTCCGCTACTTGGTAAAGGCATCTAATTGTTTTTTAAGTTCATCAATTTGCTTTTGCTGCTCTTTTATAGCTTCAATTAGTACTGCTGTAATATTACCATAAGCTACAGACTTCATTCCTTGATCGTCTTCTCTTACAACTTCCGGTATTACTTCTTCTATTTCTTGTGCAATAACACCAACACTTTTTTCTGAGTTATCTATTTTATTATATTCAACGCCTCTAAGTGCTTTTACTTTATCAAGAGCATTGTCTATAGTTTTGATGTTTTCTTTTACGCGAATATCAGAATAAGCAATTACATCGCCTGTCGCTCTAATCGTACCAGTAACATCCAGTGGGTAACTAGGTGCAGTATTAACAACTCCAAGCCTATACAGTATATTACCTCTATTAGCCGTAACAGTAGGGAATGCTGTTTTAAATTGGTTGCCATTTGTGTACGTGTCTGGCGTATACGCTGTTCCGCCCGAAGTGCTTCCATTTGTATCGTTAGCATGGGGCGTAATACTTGCCACCTGGTTACCTATGCCCTCTTCTAATTTAACATTTATCTGTCTATAATTGCCTGGACTCTTAACCTGTATTTGATAACTACTATTTCCAGAGCCTGCTATTTTGTAGATTCTAATGTACGGCGCAATATCATTATTAATAGTAATAATTCCTTGTTTAGGTTCAATACCGGTCCCGGCTCGATGGAATATTGATAAGCCGCCTCTATATACGTCCCCGTATTGAGCCATAGAACTACCATAGTTGCCTGAAAAATCTGTAATTTCTACTTCGGCTCCGAATCCAGCGTAGTTGGCGTCGTTAATAACAATTGTTGCTAATTTTTTCCAATTTAAATCCGTGCTGCCACCAATGCTCCACTCCATTTGAGGAGTTTCTAAATTAACATTTCTATAGTGCCTTGCGCTTATTGCACTTCCTGTATTTATAGCGTAGTTCGCGGTATTGGTTAAACTAACATCGTTAGACGAATCGTTAATATCTAGCTTAGCCGTAGGACTTGTCGTCCCGATCCCAACGTTGCCGTCAGCAGTAACCCTTAATCTTTCGTGACCACTAGCACCATTTGAGTCTGGAGACGTTAATATTGCAAATCCTGTTTTATTAGAAGCGCCTAGCTCTGCAACTGCCGCGAGCCTTACTTCTTTATTGTATTCTGAGCCGTAGCCGTTATTTAAACTTATATAGGAATAGTCCCCAACGGTAACTGCACCGCCTTTAAACATAGCTTGGTGAGACTCTCCGGTAGTGTAATTTTGCACGTGAAGCTTTTCTTGAGGGTCAGTCGTTCCAATACCAACGTTGCCATAGCGTTTAATGACCATTCGCTGTGTGCCATTAGTAAAAAACTTTTGCCCGAAATAGCCGCTATAAGTTATTCCGCCTGTCTCGCTGTTTCCAGCATTAGACATACCGTATTGCGCAATTGTTGTACTGTTAAAACTAATAGAATCACTAACGTCAAAACCTATTTTTCTCCCCACGGCATTATCACCAATTTCTATATTGCCCCCGCTTACAGCTAGTTTTTCACTTGGACTAGTAGTTCCGATTCCAACGTTGCCTCCGGCTAAAACTGTAAACCTTGTTGCTGCGTCATTGTCCCACGCTGTGGTTACATCTGAGGCAAAACCTTTTGCTGCAACTTGAAAAATAGGATTGTTATTGGCGTTATATCCATAACAAACCATTTTTTGATAGTTGGAGTCAGTTGTTAAAGAAAATCCTGTATGACTTCTATAAAAAGCAGGAGTTAACGATCCTGTATTTACAGTTTTATTAAAAAGTAATCTTTCTGAAAATTCAGATGTACCATTAACATGAAGTTTAGCCCCAGGGTTAGTAGTCCCAATACCAACGTTGCCTGAGCTGTCTATCCTAGCCCTTTCAGTTGATGCTGTTCTAAAGAACAATGTATCGCTTGAAGAAGAACCTGCAATATTTGCACTTGTACCACCCCACTCTAAACTTGAACCATCTGAAAGTCTGGCTGAACCATTAACATCTAATGGTCTTGCTGGTGAAGTTGTTCCGATCCCGACGTTGCCAGTATTGTCTATTGTAATTCTATCATTTGTACCAATAGAAGTATTATCTGATATTTTAAAATTAGCGCCATCTACTCCTATTGAAAAAGTATTACCTGTATTAATAAACTGTATTTGAGGAAAATTACTTTGAGCATTTATATTTACCTGAGAGCCAGTAGCCCCCACGTCTCTTACAAAACTAGCCATTGGGGCTCCGCCACCTCCGCCTGTAACACGAAACGCCAAGACGTTATCATCTTCGTTTACATCAAGTAAATATGCAGGATCCGTAGCCCCGATCCCTACATTAGTATTATGAAAAATAGTGTCTCCTAATGCCGATTTAATTTCCATATAAGACCCGCTTTCGCCGCTATCTATATCGCCTATTTTATATATATATGCTAAAGGATCTATATCTATACTTTTTTCATTGCCATTAGTAAGTAAAAAGTTGTCAACATTGACATGCAACCCAGCCTGTGGGTTAGTCGTCCCGATGCCCACGAAGCCAGATGAGTTAATAACAACTCTTTGCGTATTAGACTCTTGGCCTAGCCAAATTTCTTTAGCGTTATCTGCTGTTAGCAATAAATGATTACCCTGGCTTAATACCTGATAACCCCTAATGTCTAAATATTGTGCTGTGTTGTTTCCTCTTACAGCTCTTATAATTGGGTCATTGTTGGTTCCTACAACGTGCAGTTTATGAGCAGGACTATCCGTCCCGATTCCGACGTTGCCGGTGTTTCTAATTGTCATTAGCGTTGAGCCGCCATATTGAAAGCGGTGCACGGTCTGAGCTGTACCTGCAACATTATACCTTAAACCAGAAGAATTGTTTGTTGATATAGCGGTTATTGTAGGTGCATTATTAGAAATAGCCAATATTGAACTTGGCGAAGTCGTCCCGATACCGACGTTATCAACATTAAATATAGCTTTACCACCTCCTGAAACATCAGTAAAAGTCATTACACTACTTGTAACGTCTATAGTCATATCCGCCGTGCCACTAACGCCACTTCCCAAAAACGCTATATACTGATCTGTTGATATTGGGCCGTCAACAGCGAGCGCGTAAGTAGCACTATTATCATTAATTATTGTATTTCCTGTTACTTCTAAAACTGCGGTAGTGGTGCCGCTTGTACCACCAACGTGCAATTTTGGTATAAAAGAATCAAACCCAGCTGATATTTCTGTTAATTTTACACCATCTTTATATAAATAAATATCACCTCTGTTTGTGTAACTTCTTAATTGCCCTGCTATTGTGGAGCTATCAGATTCTCTCCAAGTTAAAGCGGCTCCAGATGTATCGCGATCTATAAATATTTCGCCATTATCAACAAGAATATTACCGCCCTCTACTTCTAATTTTTCAGCTGGGCTCGTCGTTCCAATGCCTACCTTGCCAGATGAGTCGATACGCAAACGTTCAGATCCTGCGGTGTCAAATTGTATTCCATAAGTAGTTGCTGAGTTACTTATTATTAGAGGTTTATCACCCACTGCTTGTATTCTATGTTTTGATCCATCCGCTTCATTAATAGCAATATACTGACTGGAGAAATTTTGTCGTGTAATCCTAAGTCCTTCTCCATTTCCAGAACTTGTATTAAAACCGTTTATTTCTAATGGAGCATTTGT